AGGCTACTGGTGGGGTACTTAAACCGCGTCGCGGTGGACAGCTAGTGTTGGCCGCAGAAGCTGGACTACATGAAGCATTTGTTCCTCTACCTGATGGTAAAACCATTCCTGTCAGTTTAAATGTTGAACTAACTCAGTTACTCAAAGACAATAATGTGGTTATAACCAATGTAAGTAAAGACCTGCGTGACGCCATGCAATCCATGCTGAGAAACTCGGGTGATATTGATACCGGTAACCAAGATCAAATGATAATGTTAATGACACAGTTCGTGGAAGCACAGCGTGAAGCCAAACGAGAAATGGAAGATCAGACACAGGCCCTGCGTAGATTATATGACGCCTACGCATAAGATCGGGTAAATACACGACAATAGAGAAAAATCCATGAGTTGGAAAAAATATTTTAAGACCAGTAACATAACACAGTCAACCGCCAGTCCACTGGGCAATGGTATGACTCCCACCGATGCTGGTTATCGTAACTATGCCAGCACCCTGCCAGAAGTTTATATTGGACACCCCAATCGTGTTGAACGTTATAATCAATACGAACAGATGGACATGGATTCTGAAGTTAATGCCGCGCTGGACATCTTGGCTGAATTCTGTAGCCAAAAGAACGACGAAAACCTTACAGCCTTTGATATTCATTATCACGAAAAGCCCACTGATAACGAAGTCAAGATCATCAAAGAGCAGCTACAACAATGGGTTAACTTAAACCAATTCAACAAACGTATTTTTAAGATTGTTCGCAATACATTAAAGTATGGCGATCAGGTGTTCATCCGTGATCCAGAAACATTCAAGTTAATGTGGACTGAGATGAGCAAAGTTACCAAAGTTATTGTTAACGAAAGCGAGGGTAAAGAGCCTGAGCAATACGTTATTAAAGACCTGAACCCCAACTTCCAAAATTTAACTGTGACTGCGGTCAGTACGAGCGACACGTTTGTCAATCATCCACAGGTAGGCGGCCCTAGTGGTGCCTATGTGCAACCACGCACTCCATACAGTGGTGGCAATCGTTTTAGTCATGCACAGAACGAAGCAGTGATTAATGCAGAACACGTGGTTCACATCAGTTTAACTGAGGGATTAGATGTGTTCTGGCCTTTTGGTAATAGTGTATTAGAAAACATTTTTAAAGTTTTTAAACAAAAAGAACTGTTAGAAGACGCTATCATTATCTATCGTATACAACGTGCTCCTGAGCGTAGAATCTTCAAGATTGACGTAGGTAACATGCCGCCACATATGGCCATGAGCTTTGTGGAACGTATCAAGACTGAGATTAGTCAGCGACGTATTCCCACACAGACTGGTGGTGGCAACAATATGATGGATGCCACATACAACCCACTGTCAACAAACGAAGATTATTTCTTTCCACAGACTGCTGATGGTCGTGGCAGCAGTGTAGAAACACTAGCTGGTGGACAAAACCTAGGTGAGATCACAGACTTGCGATTCTTTACCAACAAGCTATTCCGTGGATTGCGTATCCCCAGTAGTTATCTACCCACTGGTGTAGATGACGGCACACAAAGTATCAGCGACGGTCGTGTGGGTACAGCACTGATACAGGAATGGCGTTTTAATCAGTATTGTAAGCGTCTACAAGCCATGATTGTAGACAAACTAGACCAGGAATTCAAGATGTTCCTGCGTTGGCGCGGTATCAGTATTGATGGTCAGATTTTCGATCTAACATTTAACGAGCCACAAAACTTTGCGCAATATCGTCAAGCTGACATTGACTCAGCTAAAATTGCAACCTTTGCTCAGTTGGAGCCCATGCCTTACTTCAGTAAGCGTTTCCTAATGAAACGTTATCTGGGTCTGAGTGAGCAGGAGATGACAGAAAACGAAATGCAATGGCGTGAAGAACAAGGACAGACTGAAGAAACCGGCCCAGGACAAGCCAACCTACGTAACGTGGGTATTACTCCCGGGGGATTAGCCAGTGATTTAGAGACTGTTGACTCTGGTCTTGAATTAGCTGGTGGTGCTGGCACTGAGCCAGGCGCGATCGGTCCTGAAGCTGGCGCCACTGCTGGCGGTGCCGGTACTCCAGCCGCAAGTCCACCAGGTGTAGCATAATTCAGTGTAAATGGTTAAATAAGACTATGTTTATTAATAACCTATTTGAAACGCCCCATCCCGCTTTGCCTGGTTATCAGTCTGAAGAGGATGATCAGTCCACAATGAAATTGAGTGACCTACGTAAAACTAGACTTACTCTAGCACACCTAAATCGTTTAAGAATGGCGTCAGACGTCCGCAAATTCGAACACGAAAAAAATATCGAAAAGATACAAGGACAATACAAATCAGCACCCGAGGCTGGTGGTGCTGGCGGTTTAAGCATTTAAATCAGTATATCCTTCCAAAAACCTTCAAAAAACACGCATTTAACGTAATAATCTACGCAGTTTTGTAAATACATTACAAAGCCATTTAACAGGAGTTCCTTATGAACAAATACGAACAACTCATTGAACACATTATCAATGACAACGAACAAGCAGCACGTGAATTATTTCACCAGATCGTCGTGGACAAGAGCCGTGACATTTATGAAAGCCTAATGGACGAAGAAATGGGCGGCAATCCAGCTGACCAATTCGTTCAGGACGTTACATCAGAAGTTGAGCAAGACGAGCAAGGTATCGGCGAAGACGACGAGGAAGGCGCAGAGCTGGAACTTGGCGGTGACGACGAGATGGATGCTGACGACATGGGCGACGAAGATGATCATCATGCAGACGTTGGTGGTGAAGAAGAATTAGAATCCAAGGTCATGGACCTTGAGCAAGAATTAGACGCCCTAAAAGCTGAGTTTGACAAGCTATTGGGTGGCAGCGATGAAGAAGCTGGTGACGACATGGGTCCAGAAATGGGCGCAGAAGAGCCAGCATTTGGTGGCGACGAAGAAATGGCCATGGAAGCTGAAGAAGAAGTAGTTGAAGAAGCTGCTGGCAGCGGTAAGTCAGGCAGCGGCGCTAGTGGTTCAGGCAAGTCAGGATCGGGCAAGAGCGGCAGTGGTAATCCATTCGCCAAGAAGGGTTCAGGTTCGGGCAAAATGGAAAGCCGTAGTCAAGCTGAGATCATGAAAGAATATGTCGAAAAAGTTAAAGACATGTACAAAGGTGACGCAGCTGAAGGTTCAGAAGTTGGTGCAGGTGGTAGTGTTGCAGTTAACAAAGCCAGCATTACTGACAACATGAAGAACGACATGGGCGGCACAGCAGCTAACATCGCCAATGGCGGAGCAGAGCAGAACCCAGACGGTCAAAAGCCTAACGGTAAAACTGGTGGTTTTGTTAAGCCAGCACAAGAAATTGATGTTGCCAAGCGCAATGTTAACAAAGTGGGCGGCAACAAAGGCGCACAAGACTTTTACGGTACAAAAGCCAAAGCCAAGCCAGCTGAAGGCAGCACAACCGACGGTTCGGTTCCAGTTGCAAAAGACAGTATCTTAAAAGCACGTTAATAGATTAGGAAACAAAATGGCTTTGTTACTAAAAGAGCATCTTACTTTCGACAACGCTGGTATTAAAGTGTTGTCGGAAGACTCTGCTGATGGCAAGGGAAAGGATCTCTATATGGAAGGGGTATTCATTCAGGGCGGCGTAAAGAATGCCAACCAGCGTGTATACCCTGTCCACGAAATTGAGCGAGCCGTTTCCACAGTTAACGAACAATTAAAAACCGGTTACTCAGTTCTTGGTGAAGTTGACCATCCTGATGACTTAAAGATTAACCTAGATCGTGTCAGCCACATGATTACAAAAATGTGGATGGACGGTCCTACAGGATACGGAAAGTTAAAAGTTTTACCAACCCCCATGGGTAAGCTCGTTGAGAGTATGTTGACATCTGGCGTTAAGCTGGGTGTGAGCAGCCGCGGATCAGGTCAGGTAAACGAAACAAGCGGACACGTTAGTGATTTTGAAATCATTACTGTGGACATTGTAGCCCAACCCAGTGCACCGAATGCATATCCCAAAGCCATCTATGAAGGCTTAATGAATATGAAAGGCGGAGCACAGGTATTTGAAATGGCACGTGATGCCAGCACCGATCAAAGAGTACAGAAGTATTTGCAAGAGGCTGTGGTGCGCCTCATCAAAGATTTGAAACTATAGGAGATACCCAATGTTAGATGCTATCAAACCATTGTTAGACTCGGGGATCATAAACGAATCGACACAACAAGCGATCAGTGAAGCCTGGGAAGCCAAGCTAACTGAAGCACGTGAGCAATTACGTGCTGAGCTACGTGAAGAATTCGCTGGTCGTTATGAGCATGACAAAAGCATTATGGTTGAAGCTCTAGACAAAATGGTTACTGAATCCCTAACTGCTGAACTAACAGAGTTCCAAGCAGAAAAACAAGCTCTATCCGAAGATCGTGCGAAATTTAACGTTCGTATGATGGAAGGTGCTGGTAAGTTCAACGATTTCATGGTTACCAAACTAGCTGAAGAAATCAAAGAACTACGTGCTGATCGCAAAATGTACGAGAATAGCATCGCTAAACTTGAACAGTTTGTAATCCGTGCTCTAGCTGAAGAAATTCAAGAGTTTGAGCAGGACAAGAAAGCAGTTGTTGAAACAAAAGTTAAACTTGTTGCTGAAGCTAAAGAAAAATTGGCTCAACTACAACAGAGCTTTATTCAACGCAGTGCTGCTCTTGTAAAAGAATCAGTAGCTAACAAGCTAGAGTCGGAATTGACTCAACTGAAAGAAGATATCCAAGTTGCTCGTGAGAACATGTTTGGTCGTCGTCTGTTCGAAGCTTTTGCTGGTGAATTTGCTGTTACTCACTTGAATGAGAACAAGCAGTTGGCCGCAATGCAAGCAATGCTGACAAAGCAAGAAGAAATTATTGCTGAGTCCAAGCGTGTTGCTGAAGAAAAAGCCGTGCTAGTTGAATCAAAAGAACAAGAAATTCGCATTATCAAGGAATCATCAGAGCGCCGTGACAACATGGCCAAACTGTTGAAACCATTAAACAAAGAGAAGGCCGCTGTAATGAGCGAACTACTCGAATCAGTGCAGACCAGTAAGTTGCAGGCTGCATTTGATAAGTATCTACCAGCTGTACTAAACAACTCTACTGTTAAGCCAGTGGCTGAAAAGTCCGCTGTATTAAACGAAAGTCGTCAAGTAGTAACTGGTGATAAAACTGTTAAACAAGCCGAGGTTCAGGACAATAATGTCATTGAACTACGCCGTTTAGCAGGGCTAAAGTGACTTAACCCTAAATAGGAGATTTAAATGACACAAGCATTATTAGAAAGCCGTTGGGGCGAAACCAAAGACGCTCTGCTAGAAGGCTTACAAGGTTCGAAAAGAACTTCCATGAGTGTAATCTTAGAAAACACTCGCAAGTATTTGGCTGAAAACGCTACTGCTGGTGCTACATCAAGCAGCAACGTTGCTACACTTAACCGTGTAATTCTGCCAGTTATCCGCCGTGTTATGCCAACTGTTATCGCTAACGAAATCGTTGGTGTGCAGCCCATGACAGGTCCTGTTGCTCAGATCCACACTCTACGTGTTCGTTATGCAGATAACGTTTCAGGTACAGGTGGTGCTACTGGCGCAACAAGTGGTGACGAAGCATTGTCGCCATTCAAGATCGCTACAGCTTACTCAGGTTCGTCAGCTGGTCGTGCAACAGCAACAAGCACACTAGAAGGTGTACCAGGTAACCGTATCAACGTTCAGATCTTAAAGCAAGTTGTTGAAGCGAAGACACGTAAGTTGTCAGCTCGCTGGACATTCGAAGCCGCTCAAGACGCACAGTCGATGCACGGCCTAGATGTTGAAGCAGAAATTATGGCTGCTTTGGCACAAGAAATCACAGTTGAAATCGACCAGGAAATCCTAGGCTCGCTACGTTCGTTAGCTGCTACAGATTTTGCTTACGACCAAGCTAGTGTTTCAGGTACTGCTACATTCGTTGGTGACGAACACGCTGCTCTAGCTGTTCTAATCAACCGTTCAGCAAACTTGATTGCACAACGTACACGTCGTGGCGCAGGTAACTGGGCTGTTGTTTCTCCAGCTTCGTTAACTGTTCTACAGTCAGCTACAACAAGTGCATTTGCACGTACTACAGAAGGTACATTCGAAGCTCCTACAAACACTAAGTTTGTTGGTACATTGAACGGTGCTATGCGTGTTTACGTCGATAGCTATGCTAGCGACAGCACACCAGTTCTAGTTGGATATAAAGGTTCGAGCGAAGCTGATGCAGCCGCGTTCTACTGCCCTTACATTCCTCTAATGAGTTCTGGTGTTGTTCTTGACCCAGCAACATTCGAACCAGTCGTAGGCTTTATGACTCGTTATGGATATGTTGAGTTGACAAACACAGCATCGTCTCTAGGTAACGCTGGTGACTACGTATCAGAAATCTCTGTGGCTAACTTGAGCTTCCAGTAATCTCTGATAGCAGTATATCTGTAAAAACAAGAAACCCACTTCGGTGGGTTTTTTGTTGACTTTGATATTAAGTATATCTCTGCCATTGAGCCAATAGCGCATATAGATATATTATTATAAGACTGGATAAAAGTCAAGTTTGTAATAAATATATAGTTCGCTCGAGAGAGAGTTTATGGGGTAACCCAACCCCGTAGGCCTAGAACGCCAACTTATCAGGAGAAAACAAAATGGGACGTCCGTTAAAACAAAAATTCTTTGACCCAGTAGAGGGTTCAGTAACATTTGGTGGTGAAAGCATATCCACTATTAATTTAATCACAAAAGGTCAAGGTTATTATCTAGCCAACGCAGCGGTATCTTTTGGTGCACCAAATTTACCGGGTGGTGTACAGGCAACTGCTAGTGTAACTACCGTTAATGCTGGTGGATATATTACAGCAGTCAGTATTACCAATGCAGGTTCTGGGTATACCTCAGCACCAGCAGTGACAATTACTGGGGCCAATTCAAGTCCAGCAAGTTTTACAACAACACTCACAAGTGCAGTGACCAACGTTATTGCTACTAGCGCATATATTCCTGCAGCCAAT